CATCGATGCGATCCGCCAGCGAATACTTGCAACTGCGGAGAGTATGGGAGCTTTTGCAAAAGAGTGGAAGCTTGCCGAAAAGGAGATCGCCGAGCCGGTGCTTGGTCACCTTAAAACGAGACTCGAAAACGGAGACGAAGTGCCCGGCTGGAAACTAACAAGCATGAGCGGAAGGAAATTTGTGGAAACAGAAGCAATAGCAAAAGCAAGCCAAAACATCACAAAGGAGACACTAATACTCGCCCTTGGCGGTAAGATGTCAGAAAAGAGTTATCTCGAACTCTGCGCCAATAACGGCGTAGAGCCAGACACAACAGCAGTAAAAACCGGAGCGCATTCGCTCCAACTCAGACAAACAAAAATAAAATAGAAAAACAAAAATATGCCAACATACAAAGCAAGCGAACCAAAACAGGCGGCGATTTATTTCGTAGAGCCAGGAACATACGAAGTGGAAATCATCAAGGCCGTTGAGAAGACGAGCCAAGCAGGAAACCCAACGATCAAGCTCGATGTCGCCGTCATCCTTGAAGGCGGCGTAGAAGGGCCGAAGATGTGGGAACATCTCACGTTCACTCCCAAGGCGGCGTGGAAAGTTGACCAAGTGCTGTCCAGCATCGGTCGCGCCGTAGTGCCAGGCGAAGACGTCACGGTCGAAGCGGAAGACCTAATCGGAGAAAAAGGCGTTTGCCTTATCGGCGTAGAGCCAGGACAAACCAACCCAGATCACCAGTTCAACTGCGTTGAGCGGTGGTTGTTCGGAGACGAGAAAGCCAAGTGGCTTGGCAACCGTCGCAAGCCAGCGGCCAAGACTGACAAACACATTGTCGCTAAAAGCAACGGCTTCGTTGCTCAACCCCAAGACGAAACCGACGACATTCCGTTTTAAAAAATGAACGGATCTCTCTCTCTCCGGTTGGTCATCTGTATGAATGACTGCCCTATTGGGCTTAGGTTGGAACGGGGCGACCCGCTACCGGTCTACCAGCATACATACGACGACTCACCGGAGGGGAGAGCACTCGCAGAAACCCACTTAGAAAGAATCTCAGATTATGTTCGACGGCATCACAAAAGTAGTAAGCCTAGTAAGACGAGTTAAAGAACAGATGGCTGATCTTGAAGCTCTAGCAAACTTATTAAACAACCGCATTGAATACTTGAATAACGAAAATAATGAACTCCGAAAAGACAACCAACGACTCCGACAATTCTTGTCAGGTCAAGATGAGTAGAATGCAGAACTGGAAAGGGTATCCGCTACGGTGCTGGCCTAACCACCAAGACGACTGTGAGCGTTGGGACTGGGAGATCCTTATCGGCGGCACTTGGCTTGAGGTCGTTACTCAGTCCACGCGGTGGATCGAGGAGGAGGCCGAGGAGACGCTTCAGCGTTATTTGACAAACAGAGTCAAGTAAATATATTCAAACTAGGCCGTGAAAAAGCCTTTCAATTCATGCAACACAAACACCAACAAAATCCATTTTCCCTTCGTGCGCGTCGTAGCCTTTGCATGGGCCAATTTTTCATCCGACAAGCACGAAGGGATTTTTTTACATTATGCAAACGGAACTTCCCGATCATGCTCTCGAAGAGTATGTCATTCGGGCCTTCAATTCATCGCGGAGACGCGGCGCAATCGATAGGCTCGACGTAGCTCAACAATTATTGCCTTACGGCGCCCACCCTGCTTATTGGCAGGCAGCAAAGAAGATTGCCGACCATGTGCTTGATCACATGGCGATGCAATCAAAACTCTATAAAGATGACCAAGGCTGGTGGTATTTAGTCGGAGGCATTCGATGAATATCGAAGAAGCCCGGCAACGATTGCCATTACCAGAACTCATGGCGAAACTTGGTCTAGGAGATCACGCGAAATCAAAAGCAAAATCACCATTTCGTGACGAAAAGACGCCATCATTTGGCATCTACAATTTAGACGGTCGGTGGCGATGGAAAGACCACGGCACAGGCGAAGGTGGCGACGAGATCGATTTCATTGCCAAGCTTGAAAACAAAAGCAACCATGACGCAATGCTGGCTTATGCTGAACTTGCAGGAATGCCGACCCAAAACAATCGGCCAGAGCCTGCACGGTTCAAGATAAAGACGAGCACTCCGACAGCATCCGACTGGAGCAAGTACAAAACAGCGGCAACAGATAAGTTCTTGCAGAAGCTCGCAGATGAAAGAGGTCTGAGCTTCAACATAATGAAGATCGCTCGCGACAATGACATCCTTGGAGCATCTGGAGATCAACCGGCATTCAAATCTGGTGATGGTGCTCACGTCAAATGTGCTGGAGGAGCGTGGAGATTTGAGCCTAAAGGAACACCGAATGTGCCGCTGGTATTTGGAGATCAAAACTCAAAGAATGTCTATTTCTTTGAGTCTCAATGGGACTTACTGGCCATTGCCGACATGATCGGAGAAAGCTGGAATACCGTATTATGGGTAGCATCGAGGGGCGCAAGTAATGGGAAATGCATTGAGCCGTTTGCAAAAGATCGCAAGGTTTATGCGTTTCCTCAAAACGACAAACCTAAAAAGGATGGGAAAATACCTTCCGAAATTTGGATGCAAGCCGCCGTGTCTGTATGCAGCGATATTCTTCGTGTTAGAACGCCATCTAAATTTGATGACGCTAATGATTGGATACGATCAAAGGAGGAGGTCAACCGTAGGATTGTGGTTTCCGCAATCAAAAACGCAACCGATCCATCAATGGTGGGAGTTGAGATGCACTCATTTGAGGAGCTATTCCAATTCGTTCCCAAGGAGGACAACACAACCCTGCTGGGAGATCGGTGGGTATGCCAGGGCGGTCAGTTGCTCATCGTTGGGCAGTCCGGCGTAGGCAAATCATCGTTGACGGTGCAGGCATCGATGTTCTGGGCATTGGGGCTGCCGTTCTTTGGTATTAAGCCGAAGCGACAACTCAAAAGCCTATTCATCCAAGCCGAGAATGACACAGGCGACATGGCCGAGATCGTGCAAGGCGTCATGTCCTATGTCGTCGCAAATGCTGGAATGCCACAAGCGCAAGCAGTAAAATTGCTGACTGAAAACATTACATTTGCCCGCGTGACTTCTCAGACCGGTGCGGACTTCATCGACGTTGTCGGCAGGCTACTCGACAAGAAAGGTGATTGTGACTTGGTATTTGGCGATCCGCTCTTGAGCTATATCGGCGATGATATAAGCCAACAAAGCGTGGCAAGCGCATTTCTTCGCGGTCTATGCAACCCCATTGCATTTCAGCGTAAATTCGCATGGGTATGGAGTCACCATACAGGAAAACCACAAGGCGACTCGAAGAGCAGGGCGCATTGGAACACAAATGACTTCGCCTACGTTGGCCTTGGATCATCCGAACTCACGAACTGGGCAAGGGCGATATGCGTCCTTCAAACAACAAAGGAGGATGGCACATTCCGGCTCCTATTAGCCAAACGTGGCCGTCGCGCTGGCGTAGTCGATGAAATCGGCGATACGACCACCCAGATCGGTTTAAGGCACGGCCAAGTTGGTTTGTATTGGGAACCATGTGCTCTGCCAACAGAAGAAGAAGCATCCAAGGAGAAAGGGAAACCCGGAAGACCGAAAGCATTAAATGAAATCCAGACTCAAGAAGTTATTGCCTTCATCGCATCATTCCCAGAAGATGATCATTCCAAGTGGCAGAAATGCTTGGATAAATTCAAGCTGTCTTGTGGCAAAGAAACCATAAAAAATGTATGGAAAGACAAGCTCAAAACTGACACTACAAAAAATTAAAAAGAATTACAAAAAATGATATTTTTTTTACCCCATGAGATCCACAAAAAATTACCCACAAAAAACCCCCCTATAAGGGGGGGGTTATTTTTTTTGATGGGCAATTTATTATGTGGGACTCGGCGCCGCAAAAAAACAATTGTTTTTTGCAGTCGCTTTGTCGATAGGGTGACGAAATAAACCATGGAACCGGCCATAATTGTTAGCCCAATACCAAGCAAGGAAGCTGAGCCTTGGCTACTTGTTAGGCATTACGCAAAAAGAAAGTGTCCTATTTCTTATGCTTTTGGCGCATTCAGAAATAATGAACTCATTGGAATCGTTACATTCGGAACTCCAGCAAGCTCGACACTCAGAAAAGGAATAGCTGGGAATGAATGGATGGAATCAGTTTTAGAATTAAATCGGCTTTGCTGTTTAAGTGAAAAAAATACAGCAAGCATATTAGTCGGAAGAGCACTTAGGCTTTTACCAAAACCATCCATAATTGTTAGCTATGCCGACACAGCCCAAGGGCATATTGGATATGTCTATCAAGCTACAAATTTTATCTATACAGGATTAAGTGCAAAAAGGACGGACTGGAAAATAAAAGGAAAAGAGCACTTGCACGGAGCAACGATTGCAGATGAAAGCCGTGGACAAATAGATCG